ATTTTGAACCAATAAATTATTTGATATAATTATATTATTTTTATCTGTTATTTTTAATGGATTAATTGTTTGTAACTCTTCCACTGTCTGTTTAATTAATATTTCATTATTTAGATATAATTGCGAATCATCTTTTGAATTCAAAATATTTTGATCAATTGTTAGTTTTTCTATAGTTAGATCTTCAATTTTAATTTCATCTGAAATAATTTTATTTTTAACTATTAAATTATTTGATATAATTACATCGTTATTATCTGTTATTTTTAGTGGGTTAATTGTTTGTAATTCTTCATATGGTCTATTTAATATTTTTTCATTATTTAAGTATAATTGAGAATCATCTTTTGAATCGATAATATTATCATTCATGATAATATTTTTGGTATTTAGTGTTGTTGAGTTTAATTGATTTCCATATAAATATTCAAAATTTACTGAATTAATATCCAATAAATTACCACTTATATTTTTGGCAATTAAATTAATTAAATTAACATCTGTCTTGAAAATTACATTATTATCATCAGTTATACATAATGGACTAATTAATTGTAATTCTTCATATGGTCTATTTAATATTTTTTCATTGTTTAAGTATAATTGAGAATCATCTTTTGAATCGATAATATTATCATCAATTGTTAAACTATTAATATTTAAATTATCTATTTTGACCATATCAGATATAATTTTATTTTTGACTATTAAATTATTTGATATGATAACATCGTTGTTATCATTTATTTTAAATGGAAATATATGTTCGATGTTTTGATTATTGGATGTAGAATTTAATATAGTTTCGCCAAATAACAAATTATCTGCATCATCTTTATAAAAAGGTATATTATCAAATATTACTTTATTATTATTAAATTTAAGATCATCCGAAAATTTCCAAAATGTTTCTTCATCATTTATATAATGATGAAGTCCATATAGATTAATTTTATTATCTTTGTAAGATATATATTGTATCCCTGATTTTATTAGATAATTTGTATTTTTTATGATGCCACAATATCCATTTATAATTTTAGGTGTAGCGTAAAAAACAATCGTATCATTATGTTGTAAATTAAATGCTTTCTCAATATTTATATTTATATTATTATTCAATGGTATATTTAAGATATTAATTTTATTAGTACCAATATATTGATCTATTACTGAGTATTGTATTGTATCAATTGAAATATCAAAATCACAAAATTTCCATGAATAATATAGTTCATCATTGATTAATTTAAATTTTATGTTACAAATTATTTTATTAGAACCATCATAATTTCCATTAATATTTATAATTGGTTTGTTTAATGATTCTTTGATTGAAATATAATTAATTGGTCCATAATGTAATATATCTGTAAATGATTGTTCTACAATAATTGTATTTGTACTTTTGCTAATTATTTTATGTAATCCATTACTATTTGGAAAAATATTTGAACCAAATATTAATAGATATTGTCCAACTTGATAATTATGAATATTTTCGGTTGTAATTGTTTTATCTTCATAATTAATTATTCTTTGAACATCTAATAATCCAATATCAATATTATTTGGTTGAATAGATAGATTATTTGTATTTAATGAGATATTTTCTTTGGAATTAATAATTGTATTTTTATTTTGATTGACATAAAGTTGATTTCCTAAAATCAAAGTATTATTTTGACTATTTATAATTATTTGTTTGGTTTCAACACCATTTATATAGTTTGATAAAATTATATTTGCTGTATTATCAACATATATTTGACTCAATAAATTTGAATTACTATTTATTAATTTAATGCCTGCATTAAAATTGTTATTACGAATTATTTTAATAAAATTATCATAAAATGGATGACTAAATACGGTTTCTGTGTTCAAGGTAATATTATTTTTATTCCAATAAATATTATGGTTATTATTACCAACAAAAACAGTTGGACTTTTAATATTAAGATTCGCGGTTATAATTGAATCGATTTCAGAAACATATATTTTTTTTATTTTTAACGCTACTAAATCTTCTGTCGGATAATATACATTTAAATCTAAATTATTTAAATTATCTAACGTCATTTCAGTACCAAAATTTTTAGGTTTATCAAAAAATGAAAAATAACTTTCAGTTTCTCCAAATCGAGGATAATGAAAATGAATTAAAGCATAATGTTGCTGTGTTTGATTATTTAAATCACGATAACTTAAAATTATACCTCTATCTTTTGGATTTACTGGATCTTTGTCAGGCATTGTACCAAAAACAAACAAAGGATCTGAAATTTCTAATTGATCAGTTGTAATGGCAGTTGTAGATATATTTTGTTGATCAACAACTAAACTTTTAATTACAACATTACCTTTGATTTCAATCTCCTTATTCTCAATATATAATTTATTATTTCTAAAATACATTTTTGCACTTCCTATCGTTGAATTTAAATATGATAAAGTACCATTTACAAACGCATTTTTAAAATAAGATGCTATTTCACTTGTAAATGTATTTTTAACAGTTAAATTAATTAATGTTGTTTGTAGAGCACTTTGTACATTTGTAACAGATCCTAAAATAGTTTGTCCAGATTGCGCAGTTGATATTGTTGAAGAACCTGAATTTGCTAACGCTTTATCCATTGAATATAAATATAAAACAAAAATATTAAAAAAATATAACAAAAAATAGAAATATAGAATAAATGTTTAAATTTAAAATATTATTAATTTTATATTAAGTTAATGAGAACTTTTCAACCACAACAATATCAACCTAGACCACCCTTTCAAAATCAAACAAAACTTTTTTCATATCCAAATAAAGTTATAGATGAAAACTCAATTAAAACATTTTTAAGTCGTTTATTATCCGCAAATTTTGGTGAAATTAAAAATTTTTTTGATACAAATAGTTTACCATTAAATAGTATAAAAGATGAAAGTGGTAATAGTATTTTACATATTATATTAGGAATTAATAATAATAAATTATCAGAATTAGAAAAATTAGAAATATGCCAATTTTTAATAGACAAAGGTGCAAATATAAATGTATATAATAAACAAGGAAATACTCCATTACATATTGCTGCACAAAAACAATATTTGACAATCATAAATTTATTTTATGAAAAAGGTTGTAATATGAATTCATTAAATAATTATCAACAAAATGCATTACATTTTGCAGTTCAACCAATCATAACTGTTTGTCCAATATACAAACCATTAAGTCTAATTCCAGTGCCTGACATTAAATCAAGAGATATAAATAACATTAGTATTGGAATATTTCAACAACTGCGAGATTATTTTAAAGTTGATACTTTGACAAATATAATTGATACCAATACTAAAACATTAAAAACAATTGAACATTATCCATTATTATATCCATTATTAGCAATCAAAAATATAATTAGTAATAGTGCAGAATATTTATTAACAAAAGATGATAATTATTTGAAAACAAATAATGAAATATTAATGAAACAAATAAAAGACGAAACTAGTAAATCTAATTTGACAGACAAAGATATACAATTTAAGGTTCGAGATATTGTTGCACAAAATGCATCAAAAATAACAAGAGAATTAAATGATTACTATAAAAATGCAAAAGAAAATATTAAATTTGGATTAGATGAAACGTTTAATAATGCAAAATATTTACCATATTTTGTAACTGATAATAATCCAACTATATTTGATAATAATGGTAAAGGAATACATACTCATTTTATAAATGTCAGAAATAAATTAGATGAAAATTATACAAATAAAATTAATAATTTAATTGAACAAACAGTTGAATATTTGCAAAAAATAGAAGATTTAAAAGAATCAGTTAAAGTAATTCATTATTTTAATATGTTTTTTGGCAAGTCAAATACTTTTGGTTATCATCAAAAAATATCAAACGAAACCGTCACTGAATATAGAAATTTATATAAATTACCAATTAATAATAATAAACTAATAATAGATGATGAACGAATTTTTTTTACAATTAATAATAATATTACTTTATCATTAGAAAAAAAACAAGATAAAAAATATGAATATTATTCAAACATTCCACAAATAAAAAAAAATGACATTTCCATTAAATTACCTGAAATATTAGAACAAAATTATAGTAATATTCAATTAACATTATCAAATTATAATTATAATGATAGTTTTAATGCAACTGTAATAATTGAACGGCCAAATAATACACGACCTATACCTATAATACGTAATATGGTTAAAAATACAAATATATTTAAAGACGATATTAAGTATGATAAAATTGCAAATGAAATATATAATAGGGTATTTAATAAAGAAATCAATAATAGTTCACAATTAACTGATCGTACGCTATTATTAGATAAAAACAAAATTAAAACTAATTTATTGGAGATTATGAAAATAAATGACTTAAGTAAAGTATACGATGGAATTCAAAATATTAGTAAATTTAGTTTGTTTTTTGATTTGGATGATATTTTTAGTGATATAATGAGTGGTGAATCAAAAGTTATAAATAAATCCGCACAATATCTATTAAATCAATTCAATGAATTATTAACCAAAAATAATTGGGTAAAAAATAAATTAAACAATTATAATGGTGATCAAGCAAATAACGGCAATGATCCATTTAAAAATCTATTATATTATATTAAACATTATATTAGAGACGATGTTGTAAATAGTATTTCTAATTTTGCAAAAAATAATAATTCTTATGATAATTTTAATAGACTATTATTTGGTGCAAATATTGGTGGTAATTACATTGCTTCTTTTAATAATGCACCAGAAAATGCACCAAATTCCCTTGGTTTTGGTGCTGGTGCTGGTGTTGTTATTATTGCTAATTCATATTTAGGCGACTTAAACATTAATTTGCATCAAAATGGTCCAGATAATCCGTTAATAAATAATACTTGTAATATTATGAATGTAATTGATCGAATATTATATCGTTCGCAATTTAGTCAACAAAATAATGATCAACCGACAACTGCACCTGTTATGGTACGTCCTCTAAATGTAGACAATAGATTACCTGATTCAGTCAGAGAAAAATTAATAGAGATACGTAAAGTGTGTTTTAATTTAGGGTATGTTAATGCATTATGTAAAATGCTATATGATAAATTACACGACGTAAACCCTGCAAATAATTTAATCAAAGGTTCTGTCACAAAAACAAATAATATGAAAAATTATTTAAACGATATTATTGATTTACACAAATTAATAAAGGAATACGTTGATGTTACTAACCAACATCCAGAAAATATTGCCCAAAATATTATTAATAAAATAGAAACCGTATTTATATATCCAGAATATGCAAAAAATATTTTTAATGAAATTCGTATAAAATCATTAATTTTTGATAAATTATTAAATCATGACACAAGTAATGGCATTAATTATCAAAAATCATATGAAGAAATTTTGAATGTCTTTCAAAAAATATACAAAAAAGAATTAAATTCAACAAATATATCAAGTGCATTTGAATCAAAACGATCAATTAATAATAAAATAATAAATAATATAACCAATATTACACCACTACAAACAAAACTAAATACAGACATTGGACAAATTAAAACATTAATTGAGAATTATTATTCATTTACACCGTTGTATGACACAATTCAATACTTTAAATCAAACTTAGTTGAACTTAATAAAATAAAATCAATACTACGTAATTATCAATTATATGATGACAATTATGATCATTTAACACAAATATGTAAAAAAGCAATTAATATTAACGAAGCACAAAATAATATATCACAATTATTAATACTTTTATTTCAATGGAGAATTAAATTCGATTTTAAAAATAATAAAAATATCGATTATGCAAATACTTCGGTAATGTATAATTTTTTTGATACACATAGATATAATGAAATTAAAGAATTAATTGAAAATTTATTAAAAAAATTTGATTTCCAAAAAACATTGGATATTTCAAATAAATATAACTATTATATAATGTATAATTATTTACATTTATTAAATATATTAACAACCGAATATGGATCATATTTATTATTTGTTATGAAAAATGAAAACATCAATATACCTAATTATGAAAATCTTGATTATGATAATAATATATATGCAAATAAAAATATAATTGTTGAAAATATTAATAATATAAAAAATTATGATAATATTAGCGATGTATTAAATAAAATAAATACTTTTATAAATGATATTATAAATATTTTAAATTTTCATCAATCTATGGTAATTCAATATACATTTATCGATAAAATATATTCAAATAAATATGATGTAAATAATTATGTTTATAATTATGATGTTTTTTTGGAACAAACATATATTAATATATTTAGTCATGTTGGATTATTTAATAAAAAAATGAAAAATCTACCATCAATCGATTGGAAAAAAATGAAAATAATAGATGATATTTTTTTTAAACAAGCATATCCAATTGTGATTGATATGATTTTTTATACAAATATAAAAAAATCAGATGGTACCAATAAAGATATTTATAATGGTACTTTTTTAATTATAAATAATAATCTGCCTTCAAATACTCAATATATAGTAATGAAAAAAAATGGATATTTGTTATATTGTCCATTTTATAAAAAATTTGACACAACAGACAAAAAAATATTTAATGGTTATAAAATATATAATCCTTCTGATTCTTTATTTTATAGTTTATCAATAGAAAATCTTTCAACCATGAATTTTGTTGGTAACCGTTATGATCTTGGTACATATGATAATTTAATTGGTATAATTGGTATAAATGATATTTCAAATACAAATCCAAATGTGCCAACAATTGATTTACTAAATCCGAATCAAACAAATAATGGAATACTTCCATTTGATCTTATCAATTCATATTTCAGTGCCATAAAAGATAACAATTTATTGTCATATTTAGAATTAATTACTAACCTAAAAAGAATTTTTATATCAATGGTTTTAGATACTCGAATTGAACCTATATATAAAAATCCTACTATTATAGGTTTTCCTGCACCTATACCAATCTCTGATACCAATTTACCCGATAAAAATATTAGTACAGTATTTGGTTACAAAAATACAAACAAAACTCCCCCAAATCAATCAATTCCAAATACATTATTTAAATTTGTAGATGAATGTTTAAAAACAACATCTCCAGACATGAGTGAAAGAATGAGAATAATTATGGCAAATAAATTAATTGCCGAAGGAATTGATACGATATTATCAAAAAATATAGACAATTATTATAATTCGGTTGCTAGAGAAATTCAGATTTATATTTTAGAATATATACAACCAATACAACCAAATACAGGTAATCCATTAGTTGATAAAAAAGAATCAAAAGCATTATTTCCTATAAAAACAGAAAAAACATTTAAATTCTCATTTATCGATATTAATGATAAATTATTTCAAATAATGACAGATAAAAATTATTATGAAAATAATATTCCATTAGTTGATCTTGATATGTTAACTATGGAAGATCTTATTGATGAAATTAATATCGACACATTTGATTTTAAATTACCATTAATTAGTAAATCTAATAAAGATGAAAGTGATAAACAATCAATATATTTTAAACCAGATTATATTAAAAATGATGATGCTATTCTATCAAACTCTACATTACAATGTATTGTGAATAATACAAATATGATTGATAGATTAATAAGTTTAGGTGTATATAAAAATCATCAAGATATGTGGGGAAAATCTCCATTTAATTATGCGATTGAAACAAAAAATTTTAATTTTGTTAATAAATTATTAAGTATGGGAATAAATTTAAATCTCAAAGATATTTATAGAAACAATACAGTACATAAAGCAAGAAAAGATGAATTAGAACATCAAAAAATATTATTAGATATAAATAGTATAGTTACAAAGTTAAATTTATGTGAAAAATACACGGAAATATTAAATTCTACATTTATTACGAATGAAGAATTCAAACGAAATGTACCTAAAAACATTGAATTAGTTAATTATTTTCCGATTTATATAATAAATAATATTTGGTTAAATATTTTTAATGATGCAGACAAAGAAACGTTAGAAAATTTATTTTATGATTATTATAATATTTCTAATAAAGACATTAACAATAGAGATAAACATAAAATTCAAACAAAATATAATATATTTAATAATGCACATATCGATTTTAATACAATTATAAATGATTATAAAATAGATGAAAATTTTGATTTTAATAAAATACTTGAAAAAATACAAAAAATAATAAATAAATACAATAATATGATAGTTGGATTATCTCCAACATCTGCAGAATATAATGAATTGAATAAAAAAAAAGACAAATATATAAAAAAATACGATCAATTATCAAATAAATTAAATAATTCATATATTCAACCACCACCTATATTGCCATTAGGACCATATAAATATAATTTATTATCTGATTTATGTCCAAATATAAATCTATCTATAATAGATTTATTTAATGATTTACGACATTCAAATCCACCAAATAGACCTGAATTAACACATTATATATTTAGTAAATTAATGATTGAATATAATAAATTTGATCCATGTAAACTTGGTGAAAATATTCATTTATATATGTCATGTATTTATAGTCGTATGTTACAGTTCCAACCTACTAAAAAAGTATATACTGATTTAAAAAAATTAGAAACAATTCTTGGTAAATTATGCACATATTTAGATCAACGTTATATGGAAGATTTAAAGATAGATGATAATATTATATTAAAAAATATTGTTGATAGTGTAGTAATAACTACATTAGTAACATTACAGAATAATTTTGTGTTAAATTTAAAAAAAATATTAGTAAAACATTTAATCACAGAATATGGTTTTGATGAATTTACAAATGATAATAATAATAAAATAAATCAAATTTTAGAAAAATTAATTGTTGATGACAAAGGTATTTTAAATTTTAAAACAAAAGATGTTAGAGAAAATTTAACATCCGAATATGTCAAAATGATGTTTAATGTCAAAAGTTCATCAGGATATGACAATGTTGAATTTACTAAATTTAGTAATTTTATGGAAGAAGTTAAACAATTTTTAATGAAAAATGAGTTTTTATCAATACCAAGTGAAAGTACATTTATCGGTTCATATAATAATTTAGTAAATTATTATAATTCATTATATAGTACTATTGTGGATCATCAAAAAAAACTAATAACCAATTATATTAAATTTATATTAAATCAATATAATGGTATTCGAATAATTACTGAAATATATGCATACGCTTTAGGTATCAAATAAATTTATATCCATGAATTTTTTATTCATCATTTGATTGTCCAATATATGCTCATATATCTCTATTGTAAATGAATGATCTATTCCATTAAATGAATATAATGATCCGTCTGGTGCATAAAATGAAAATTCTAATTCTGATAATGTTTGGATATTTTCACTAAGTTCATAACCCAATTGAATATATTGATTAAATAAAATATAACCAGGCATTCCTGCTAATAATAATTTTGCAAAAACACCATTTAAATTACCTGTATCTAATGTATTTTTGAATAATGGATTTGCCATTAAAATATAATTGTCACCATTTAAATTAATATAATTGTTAATTACTGTATTATCTATTGCTTTACCAACACTATCTACTAAAATATCATTTAAATACGGTGTATCATTTGTTATACCAAATGACCAATCTGTTACTGAATTTATTTGTCCAGCATTACGAAAACCTAAAATATAACCAATTGTTCCAGGCTTATCAAATAATAATCTTGCTTTAAATGGATATCTAACAGTAACCTCAATTCCACCACCTACATTTGAAGCATTACTTGCACTTAATGGATTAAAACGAGGTAATTTAATTAAATATGTATCATTGTCAATTACAGTATCTATTATATGTAAATTATTTAATACAGAATTTGGTACAATTCCTACATCTAATGAATTTAATATTCTGATTTGTGTACCAGGTTGTAATAAATGATTTGGTTGTGTAACTTCCAAATAATATAAATATTTATTTGTAGGATCCTGAGTTATTTTTAATGGATTAACTGCAGTTATTTCACCATAAAAATTAATTTGAAATATACTTGAATTAACATCTATAGTTATATCAACTTTAAAAAAAATATCATATTCAAATATTTCACTATTTGAATTTGTAATATTATAATTAAATATTTTTGTTTTTTGAATTTGTTTTTGAATTTCCGACATTAAATTACTAATATTATAATTACCAGGTGTTATTGAAACTTTATAAGTATAATCCGCGTTACCCAAGATTTCCCAATAAAATAAATTATTTTGTCTTGATAATGGATAATCTTTTATTGTTTTCTCTGTATTTGGAAATTCTGATGAAATTAATTTTATTTTACTAACATTATAAAATGTTTTATTTAAACTGATTTTATAATTGTTATTGTCTGGATAACCATCCACATAATCACTTATTTTATTTATCATTATATCATTTCCACCACCGTTTTGTTTAGATACACTCGCAACACTGTCTACAACTATTGTAAATCTATTTCTATCTAATACAGTTTCTATTATTTGGTATCCTTTATTTCGTTCTGAATTAATTGGATAATTTGCATTAATTTTAGAAATAGGAATACCGTATAAATGCATGTAACTCACTTTAAAATTTATGTTATATGTCATTGTATTTAAAGCATATATACTATCTGTTTTAATATAATAAAAATTCTTATCATAATCCAAACTATTATTTATATTAAAATAAATTTTATGATATCCATTCAAAATATTAATTGGAATATTTTGAATATATGATGCACCATTATTAGATATATTATCTATTTTAATTTGATATGGTGTATATATAGTAGTTCCATCAAACGGCACCATACCATGATTATAATGCAAAATCTTAACATATTCTGATTTTTTTATGAATTCAAAAGAATCTAAATAAAATTCAGGATATGATATATTTTCTATCGTAATTTTATCATTTATTACAAATCCATGATTTGGTATATTTATTATTATCATATTACTATTTTTTTCAAAATCAAACATATTAGATAATATATATTTTTCATTTGATAATATGTTTTTTGGTACTAAATTACGATTTTTACTATCTATGTTTAATCTAGTTATACGATATTTATAATCATCCGTTTTATTTGTTTTACCTGATTTTTGTGTTATATCTATATCATCATTGGGTTTATTAAATTTAAATTGTTGATATTCACTAACATTTGAATCTTTTCTCAAAAATAATTTATTTTGATTATTTGATTCATATAACGGTGTATCTAAATATATACCTTTGTTAATAACATTATTTTTTTCATTTTTATATTGACTATTATTCTTATTCGAATCACTAAATATTTTCTCCATTATAAATTATAATTTAATTGAATTTTATATATTTTTTTATTAAAAAATAATAGTATATATTTTTTTTTGTTTTGCTTATATATATATCATATAAATGGAAAAATTACCAAATCAATCACCATCACAACCAGAACAAGATGTCAAAAAAGGCGGTCGAAAATTAGGTCGCAAATCTAATAAAACTGCAAAAGGTTCAAAAGGATCAAAAGGATCTAAAAAATCCAAAGGTTCTAAACGTGTCATGAAACCACAAATGGGCGGTAAAAAATCAAAAGAATCTAAAGGATCAAAAGGATCTAAAAAATCCAACGGTTCTAAACGTGTCATGAAACCACAAATGGGTGGTAAAAAATCAAAAGGATCTAAAAAAGGATCTAAAAATGGATCTAAAAAAGGATCTAAAAAAGGATCTAAAAAAGGTTCTAAAAGATCTAAAAATTCCAAAGGTTCTAAACGTGTCATGAAACCACAAATGGGTGGTAAAAAATCAAAAGGATCTAAAAAAGGATCTAAAAAAGGATCTAAAGAATCTAAAAAATCCAAAGGTTCTAAACGTGTCATG